AAAAAGCCCCAATTAAGGGGCTTAAAAGAATTAGATCCTTTTAATTTTCAGCTGCTAGCTTAGCAAAATAACTCATCGTGTCATCTCCATCCGTAGTAGCTGTAGCTACTGGTGCTGGATCTGCCGACATGGTTTCGTCTAAGTCAACTTGCTCTGCAGTAGATGTAACCTGTCCATCTTCACCCAATACGCGAGTTAATTTAAGTTTTAACTCATCATATGATTTGTATGCCGATGGATCTGTAAATTCCTTTAACGAATATTCACTGTTATATACTTTCTCAAGCACTGCATCATCTGAATTTAATGGCTCGGCGGGTCCAAATTCAGAACGATCATAGTTACGGAATCCCGCTACTTGACCAATCTTAATTTTGAAATTACCACCTTTCCATAAATCGAATGGGTTCATAGGTGTTTCATCTTGGTACTGTGGTTGCATAGCATCCATAATCTTTTCAAAGATTTTGGCGCCATACTGGTACAAGAATACTTTACCTTCATTCTGTGGATTTTCTGGATCACTCACGATATAAATGTTTGACGTGTAGTGTAAACGACGTTTACGCTTACGTGCCAAGTCTTTATCCGATTCGTTACCAGTATTCCATAGCTTTGAATTCATCTCTGATGCTGGATCATCTTTACCTAAAGTAGTTAAAGATTTTTCAACATACCATTGGCCAGTCGGTCCTTGGAAGAAGTGATCCCAATATTTAGCCCAAGGCAAGTCATCGCCTTCTACTGCCGGTAAGAAACGAATAACAGCATAACCGTTACCCGCCTTATCTACCGTTGGTTTCCACACACGCTCATCTCCGTATGATTTCTTCTTTGTACCAGCTTCCGCTGCCCCTACTAATGAATCCATATTCATTGCTTTTTGTTTTAGATCTGCAAAACCCATATATTTCTCCTATATATTATTATTGATTTGTATTATTTTGTATCATTGTATAGAGTTGTTATTATGTCAATAAATTTCTTTTTGTCAAAGTTTAAAAACTGTTGATACTTAACAACCTTGTTATATAACTCGGGCCATAGTATGGTCTCCGTTATATTTGAATTAGCTGACTCAATAAAACCTGTCAACTTATTCAATATACACACTGTCTCTATCGACACTGTTTGCTCCAAATATAAGTTAATGATTATTGGGTAGTCGTTTCCTTCTTGCACCAATAATTCATCAAACCTCATATGAGAAGTTTCGTCTAGTTCGTTCTTAAAGTTATAAGACAAACTATCTATTCGTTTGAGATAATCAGTATATGCCGATTCATCTCTAATCATATCACCAACCCATTTGTTACCCGCTAATTGGTGAGCGGCAAAGTATCCAATTATACTTTCTTTGGTTTTAAATCTCTTACCAATCTTTGTCAATTGGTATTTATCAGGTCTTCCCCAATAGCTTTTTTGAGATACCCTCGTTTTAAAATTATACTTAAATGCATCGTATGTACCATTAAAATGCATACTGATAGCAGTGTTATATTTATACGCTTCAAATCCTGTCATCATAGTTATATTATATCATAGTTTAACGCAAAAGTACAATTAAATTGGTAAAGTATATGAAGTATTTCCACCTTCTAACATATTAAGACTCATAGCTTCAGTCTTGATTTGTTCTACGATTTGTTTAGTTAATAATCGTTTAGAGTCACGGATATCAATTTCGTTCCTATCACATATCTCACAGATAGCATCGATATAAGATGTATTTTTGTGAGTCCATACGAAATTTTCTACCATTCTACTGAATTGCTTTCTGTTTATATCTTCCATTATTTAGCCTTTAATATGATTGTGTTTGCATTAATTCTACCGGTAGGAACCTTCTTAGCTACCGCAAGATCATCGATTAGTTTAGTTACTTGCTTTGGTGTCTTCTTCATGATTTCAGGAATGATAACACCAGGTTTACGTAATGTCATAACCTGGCTTAATACTTGATCAAATCCTTTTACTGTTGAACCAGAAACTAATAATCCATCAGGGTTATCAGATACGTATACAGTCAACTGTCTATACTTAGTATTGAATACGTGCAACGTCATGGCTCCTGGGATATGCATTGGATTAATAGATGTTAATTGAAATTCAGAGCTATCCTTTTGATACTTCAATTTTAGTATTTGTTTGTCAGCACCTTTACGTGTTTTAGCACGTGGTACTTTGCGTATCGCCTTCTTTGAGACTTTCATATTAGTCACTTCATTTTCAAAGCGTTCTAATATTTCAACACGGCTCTTAATTTCTTTAAGAGGAATATGTGCATATGATTCAATCATGTATGCGTCTTTATCAATTACTTGTTTGTAATCAACCAAGTGTTCATTGATCCATGATTCAACTTCAACAAACCGTTTAATATCATAAATCTGTAGTTTTTTGTATAGATCAAATTTAGTACCAAGACTCCAATTCTCTTCGATCTGATATAGATCTTCCATGATAGTATTAAAGATATGGGCTTGCTGTCTCATTAATGGAGTTACAACAAACTTATTGGTCTTAACCACTTTAGTTTTTAATATCTTTGATCCTTGAGCTTTAAGAGTTTTGAATTTCTTTTTCAACCACTTCATAGCATCTTCATATCCGGTATCAAATTCATTTTCTAATGAAGCCCAATAACAAATACCTGCTGTATGAGAATTGGCATATTCATATGATGGTACAGCTAAAATAGCTTTTGCATATTCTTTTTTATAATTCTTTTTAACATAGTTCTTAACAACCTCTGCATATTCTTTAGAGTCTACATCATAATGTAAGTAACGTAGGAACCAACGAAATGTACCATCAGTAGGTGCACCGGCAATACCAGTTCTTTTTCTTGCTCTAACTTTCTTCTGCCTTCTAGCCATAGTCATCTTCTCCTAATGTTCCACGTACAGTATCCATAACACCTGAATTTTCCCAATCATCTTCATTTTCCTGATCAGTACCGTATAAGAATTCTGGCTTAAATGCAGTCATAGCAGATTCTTTTGATTCTTTATTTAGACGCCTCTCTCGAGCCTGTGCACGTAAGATATCCTCTCTAGTGCCTTTGTATTTTGCCATAATATAACTCCTGTTTCAATTGTGTATGAATCTATTATATCATAGTTTTAGGGTAATGTACAATCTTTTTGTAGCTTATTTACTAATTTAGTTAAGGCTTCTACCTTACGTTCTAATTCTAATAGAAGTTCATTAGCTCTTGAAGCTGATACTTGTGGTAATAGTTTTGCTTTTGTGTATGTCATTATTTTCTCTTATATAGTCTATCATCAAATAAATGTTCTTGATCACCCCATCCAAAGTGTTCGCCTTTAAGTACAGACGTGTAACCTTCTATAAATCCTGGTGGCCATTTAGTCTTCCCGTCTGGCCTTCCAATAACATCTTTCTTAAAATCAAATATGCAACCTTCTAAAGCTGCGCTAACTCCATGCCAATATTCAGGTTTCATTCCCTTTTACCTCATTATATATTCTAATCCAACCCGTGTTGTCCCAAGTCTTCATTAATAAGTCACCATTAAATTCCCACCATCTTTCATATACATCGTTTTGCGCTTTCATGTATATACATCTTCCACGCTCATCATACTTTGATATTGTTGGTGTAAAACTCAATTGTTATAGATCCCCTGTAAATGGGTTTCAAATTCTTCTACCTTAGCCACTCGGTCAGGCCATTTAATATATTCCTTTTCCGGATTAGCTTTTAGATTAGCTAATAAAGGCATGATTGCATTATATAAACTATCTAATTTATCTTGATTATAATCTGCAGCTTCTAAACTATCCTGAGCAGCTTTTTCTATTTGCTGTACTGAGTCTAATTCATCCTCATCTACTAACGTAAATCCAAAGTCAAATGACATATTATTTCTCCTCAATAAATGCCACACGAGAAGCTAAGTACGCAGCAACGATAGCCTCTAATCCTTCTACTTGTAATGACATAACTTCCATTGTAAGATTCATTCTAGTACCATCCTGAAAGTCTTCTAGTTGTTCTATAATGTACTCTGCTGATACCCCGGCTAATCTAGGTCCAGATGCACCAACTCCAGCTACTCCATGACAACCAATACATCCTTTTTGAATGTATATCTGTTCTCCCATAGACTCCCAATCGTCGTTTTGTGCTATAGCTAATGTGCTAACAGCCAATATCGCTGTTACTAATAAATATTTCATCGTGATTTCTCCATTCCTTGTATAAAATTGTCTCTAATTTCTCTGCTTCTTTTTCATTTGCATCTTTCCCTTGAGAAAATTGCTTAATATGTACCATCTCATGACATAATGTTTCTGCCAATTCAACAGGATCTAAAGTTTCTTCTAATTCGATATCATAACCATGTTCTTCGTCATAGTCATCATAGCACCAACCCATAGCATTATCTTCTTTAAGACAACACTCGCGAATTGATATATTTATATCAATTGGTATATTTAGCCGATACATACAAAATGTTGCTACATCTAATAGTATAGGTCTATCTGCATATATCATTTATATTCAAAGGCTTTAAGATCACCCCATTCCCTTTTACCATCAATTGTTTCCCAACCTTCAATACCAATTAACCTATTTTCAATTTGTACATCAGATCCAACGTTAATAAACACTGCGCCTGGTTTAGCCTCATCAATAAATCGTTTATATGCTTTTGCATCATAGGTTGATGTAGTATTAAAATCTGGTTGGTACTCAGAGTCTTTATAAAAACCTTTATGATAACTTACCACATCAGATTCACCAATATCACCAGCCTTAATATTTCTTGCTACAGCCACGCCGTTTGCTTTTGCATGGGGCCAGCCAATTTGAAGAGCCCTAGTCATAGTTCCAGTAGATACTGCACACCAAAATTCAGTTGGTTCACCATAAGTCTTAGTATGATTATCACATACCTTTACTAATCCTGCAGTTACTTTAGGGGTATTTGCAAGGCCAAACGGTAATGCAATTGCATCGTACCTCTTAGCCCAACCTCTGATCCAGGCATTTAATGTCGGCATGGCAGGGATCTTAGCAAACCTAAGTTCAGATCCTGTATAGCCAAGGACAACAGCTTGATGGCCAGTTACTTGTTTAGATGCGGCTGCAAAGAATACTGCCTTTTTACCATATACTTCACTTAAATAAGCAATCGCCTCTGCCGCATGCCCAACTCTTGGAGCTGCATATCCTAATAGATTCTTTTTAGTTTCAGCTATGAACTTTTCAGCACCATAACTTTTTAAACCACAAGGACCTTTAGCAAAATCAAGGATGAATATATCATCCCTTTCTTTAGATGGATAATATACAGGCGGCGGTAATTGAGATTCAAAATCGCCGTATACTTCTAAGTAATATTCTTTTGCATCTTCTAAATCCATACCCAAGGGGATATCTCTATTAGAGGTATCCGTAGTCACTTCAAATAAACTCATTACCTATTTAATACCTCCATAATTTGTAAATGATCATCATAACCAATCTTGGCCTCGTCTTTGGTTACATAATCTTTAGATTCTTCTTCTTGAAAAGCTGTATGCTTTTCTAATTCAATAATACGTGCTTCTAATACTTCAACTTTTTTTTCTAGTTCCATGGGCCATTCCTTTCTCTTCCGTAGTTCCATAAAAAATGATCACCGCTATCTACGTCATTACGATTATCATTTGCCTTCTTCTTCAATTGTTTGCATAACAAATCATACTTTTTTTTGAGATCTTCTAACTCAAATTTTAACATAATATTTTCTTGTTCAATAGTCATACCTGTAACCTCTCTGCAATAACTTTATTATCAACTTCTACTTTATCTATACTGATATTTCTCTTATCACATTTATCTATTAATGCATCAAAGTTTTTAGCTTTAATTTTTTTAGTTTCATTTACAATATACTCAATCATCGTTTATCAAAATTTGATGATGGCCATGATTTAGCGTCTATTTTTTTATCGTAATGATCACCATCATTACCATTTTGACCTATGATATCAATACGATCATCATCCCATTCTCCAGCTGGTGGAGTTGTATCTAATCCATGGGCTTGTGTGAATGTCTCGAATAGTGCATCAAACTTTCTATCATATTGCTGCTGCATTCCTAATAGAATATTACAGATCTCATCATTATCCATTGGAGCTCCATCCATAATCTGAACCCAAAGAAAGTTAATCTCTTCTGTAATATTCCAGCAGGCCATGATAGCATCTTCTTCATCGAGTCTGGTTCTTTTTACTTTTTCATACCATTTACTCGTCATACATTGACACCAATAATACGCTTAATACACATACCGCTTCAACCATAATAAATTCAACCATTAGTCCTCCACTGGATCTGAAAATGTACCGATACGACAAACAGCTAATTGCGCAATGGCAGTATCACGTTCTTCTTTCACTTCAACATATAATTGCAATAATGATTTACCTGTTTGTGTAACTTCTTTAAATACTTCTACGTTTTGTGCTTCTTTGTATGACATACTCACTCCTGTAAAAAAGTTTTAGATTGTTGAACCTCCTTTTCACGCAACAACTGTTCACACATTTCACTTGCGGATTCGCATAATGCCACGGTTGTTGGATCTTTCGAAAGTTTATTGATTTGATCAACTAATATTTTAATGCCGCTGATCTTTATTTGGCATTGTTCAAAGGTATGCATAATTTAAACTCCTATAATATTTTACTTAAACCATATACAATTTGGTACAAATACGCAAATTGCTCTAACGTTATTTCATCAAGAAAATGAAACAGAACCATCCTGTGTAAATTGATTATCTTTAGCAGAAACGTAACCGTCTAAATACGATTTTTCTGCTTCTCCGGTTGCACATATATCCCATGATACTTGAGACTTAGCATCATTCTCACCGTCAACCCAACCAGCAACATAGTATCTGTTTTGGGTTCTTAAATAAGTATCTCTATTTCCCTTTGTAATTATATCTGACATTCTAACTCCTTGCTTCATTGTTAATATAGTTATATTATATCACAGTTTTAGGGTAATGTACATCTTTATTTGCAATTAAATGAAAAAAAAATGGACATTAAGATTGCTCCTAATGTCCATTTACTAAATTAGTTAACTACAGTTTTCATGTAGTTATTTATAAATTTAGAATTTTACTACATAACCAAGTGTGAATGCTGGCTCAGTTGCTTCAGTATCTTTCATACCTGCAAAGATTTCAGCATGTTTACCGAGTGCATGTGATACTTCAGCAACCCAAAAATCATCACCATCAACTACGTTTTGGTAACCACCTTTAACAGTATTACCACCACCGATTGCTTTTGAAGCAACAGCAGAATATGTAACAGTTTCTACGCCTTTCGATGTTGTATCTGCCTGGCGTGTACCTGAGATTGTAAAATCAGCTAGGGTAGTTGTTAAGCCAATAACTTGTGTATCCAAGTCTTTCTTATCAGTACCTAGTAAACCAAACACTGTAACGTCATCAATTTTAGTACTAGCACCAATTTGATATACGCCATCGCCATTTTCGCTTTGACCAAATAGTGTTACACCATTAGTAGTTAGACTACCTTGAATCATTGCGTCTTTACGACCAGTATTATTCAATGTAACAGAATCACCATTAAAGATATCAATTGATGAATCACTTAGGTTAGTTACTAAAGTCTTCATACGTCCAACTTGTACTGAAGCTCCGGCACTTTTAGATTTTAAACCGACGAATGAATCTTGTACACCGATTGATTTATCTGCTTTTACTTTAACACCGATCTTACCGAACGTTGTTAAGTCTTCAGTTACCACAGACTTAAATTTTGCTTGAACTGCCGTACCATCCATAACGATATCATTACTATCTACATCGTAAAATGTTTTAGATTTTCCACCGAAATTAACACCAGCTGTTGCAATAGTAGCTGTCATTGTAATTGCTACTGCAGTAGCAAGGATTGTTTTATTTACCATTTTATTTATTTCCTTATATAAGATTAATTAAAAAAAAGGCCCTAGATTATAGAGGAGTACCCAGTCCTCTTATCCCGAGAAGGGAATTAGTTAATCGCTTGATCAGCTAGCATGTACTGCTGCTCAGTTACGAAGAAACTCTTATTAGCATTGTTCTTTGCGTCTGCATAGCCCTTTGCATAACCTTCAGCTTGACCAGATACTTTGTTGTCAACTTTGTTCTTTGTGTTAAAGTTGAAACCGAAGTCTGTGTCATTCATCCAGTTGCTCATGCCATTAAATGGACCAAAGTTAGAACCACTATCGAAAGGGCCCCAATTAGTTGAACCATCATTGTCGTTGCCAAAGAAGCCAGCGTTAGCAGTTAGTGCAGTTGTTAATAAAAGTGTTGCGATTGTAATTGATTTTTTCATGTTATTCTCCTAGAATATTATATATACTTACTTTAAATGAGTCGTTTTATTAAAGAGGTCGATCTTTTCCTCTATATAACTATATTATAATATGTTAATATAGTTAATTAATTAGTTTTATATATACCTTTTTAATAAATTAAAGGCACAATAATAGTGTGTTATTTAAATGGCTGGTATCTAATCTTACGATTAAGTAAACGTTTAATAAATTTACCTGTACCCGTTTTCCAGTTATGGCAAGTATGCCATTTCTTTGAAGTCCAATCTTTAATGATATCTTTACTTTTTGTCATAGTCTTTAATGAACTCTTCGCGTTCTTCTCTCATGTATTGTAAAGTGGCAGATACTTTGCCTAAGTTATACGCAGCCCAAAATAATAGGCCTAATATTACTGAATATAATATTTCCATATCACTCATAATTTAAATTCTCCTTAGTCCTTTTTGAACTTTATTGTAAGTAGACATCCACTTAGCTACTAATAGTGGGTTTGTACCCGTTTTGATTCTACGTTTCATTTCTCTTTTTATTATTTTTTTCATTTTAACTTCCTCAAGTTTAATCCATATAAAATGTTGCGTAAACTATAAATATAGCCCATGCAACTACTACAACATTGGCAATTAGATCGGCCATAATTTACCTTTGTGTTTACCTTTCCAATCACCAGTCTTCCAATTTAAATTAATCATCATATGGAACACTACTGCAACAGCAATCATCCAAATTCCAAACATAACATACAACATTATACTTCTCCTGCGATTATATTATAAATCTCTTTCCAATTCTGAACTCGAACGTGTCTATCGATATCAGTATTGTGAGAGTGTCCCATTAAGATTGAATTCAATCCTAACTTCGTTCCGACATCAGCGTTCATTACCTTATCTTCAACCCAGTAACAACCACTGTCTTTCCATTTAGCTAACTCTTCATCTTTATCAGCTCCAGCATTTAAGATAGTAATACCATCAAAAATACCTTCTCCAAACAAAGTCTCTAAGTTATACTTCCTAAATTCTCGTGCTGATATATCATCAGTTTGAGAAGTAATTACGTGAAACTTATATCCATAGTCAGTGTGTAACTTCCTGACGTATTTAACAGCATCCCGTAATGGACCAATATTAGACATGTGTATACTAGAATTATATTGCCCCACATAACGTCTGCCTAATTCAGGTGTCATACCCATTGATTTACCTACATTATAAACAGACTCATCAATTCGTCCAATACCGAACTCTTGCTTCATCCAATTATAAAAGTATGGTTCCCAATCGAGTAATACTCCATCACAGTCCACTAAAATAATATTATTTTTCATCGTAAAAATACCCATAGTAATAACAGGAACATTATCCCGTTAATTAATTTAATCTTATGCTTCAATCTCAATGTCATCCCACCCAGAAATGTAATCAGGTTCGCTGTACCATTCACCAATTGCTCTTGCATTGATAGCTGTTTTTAGTTTGAATTTAATATCTAGTTCTAACCCATTAAACTCATCTTCAGTCAATTCAACAGATCCAAGGACTTGGTCCATTAAGTCTTTTACGACTGGATCTAAGTCTGACATCCATACCTGCTGTTTATAACCAGAGAACATAAAGCATTCTTCATCCGATATTTCTGCAATAACTGCACCAGCATTTGAGTCGCTTACATTCATCTCAACTCCACCATAACATTCTTTGTATTGGCAATAGCCATCAAAATAAATATCTTCAATTTCTACATTAAATCTTTCCATACTATTTCATTCCTTTTAAAAAATTACTAACTCGTTTCTTATCTTCTGGTGACATATAAAGATATGCCTCTGAAGGTAATGCCTTATGCGCAATACACATGTCAGGCGATAAATCAGGTATTTCCATACCGTATTGCATACCGTGAAAACCCTTTTCGTCTAACCATAAATTTACTGATTTTAAAATCATGCGTATTTCACTCCTGCCTGTTTACGTGGACCCATCAAACCGCGACATGTTCTACCAACGTTTTTTGGTACTTTCTTAGTTTTAACCTTTCTAATTACACCGCCATTTTCTAAGAATTCTTTAACTAAATCACTCTGCTCTTTTCCGAATATTTCCATAATGTTTGTTTTCCTTTTCAATTGTTTATATGTATATTATATCATAAAATGGGGGCAATGTACAATCTTTTTAGCACTTTATAATCACATAAATAGTGTGCTTATTTTCCTCGTCTTTTATACATTACACAGTATCTTGTTAAATTTAAAGTAGGCCACACAGGACATCCACCTTTAAAGGCATTAGAACATGTATCGCAAAGGTCTTCTAGCACATCCACATACTTATCTTCAGGCTGCTTTATCTTTGGCTTCTTTGGCATTTTTCTTATTTTCCTTTTCAATTGTTTTAGCTCTAGCTTCAAGTCTTTCAGATACCTCGTGGGTAGTCAACCATAAGTCTTTACCATCAAGCATTGAGTCAATCTCATCTGCAGTTAAAAAATCTTTATAAACATCATGTAAAAAATCGGTACTCCATAGACGTTCGAATTCTAACTGATCGAACATCTCTCCACCTTTACCACCAGTGCCACCTGAATAGTTATGGAACATAAACATAGAGTGAGGAGATATCAAATAAGCATCTGCTTGCATCATTATGATTGTCGCAGCTGACATACATTCACCTTCAATACTTGCTGCTACTGTAGCCTGAGTCTCTCCAAGAACTCTGTAAAACTGTAAGGCTGTTGCTAGTGATCCGCCTGGACTATTAATATGCAATGTAACAGTATCTTCTGGACCTGCATTTCTAATTTGATCAAACCAATCAATGTAATGTTCAGGGCTATCTACAGCTCCCGATAAATAGTAATCATGGTTGTGTGCAACCGGTTTACTAAAATTGTCCTTTGGATCGTTGTTAAGTCCGTCAAGTAGTCCCATTATATTCTCCTATGCTTTTAATTAATTCACCTGCCCAATTATCTCTATGCTCTATGAATACTTGCGGTTCAGCATTATCCACAGATATAATAGTTACTAATTGAGTGATAGGCGTTCCCGTTCTTTCTTCCCACGCAATAGCGTAAAACGTTTCTTGCTGGAAATATGTTTCAATCCATTCTTTCTTTTTAGTCTTACGACTTGTTTTATAATCAATAATAGATAGTACACCATCAAATTCTGCTACACAGTCAACTCTTCCAGCCACCCTTAAGTGATCTGAATACAATGGAAGTTCTTGACCATATACAACACCAATTCGTGTGTCTAATATATCTTTAACTTGATTAAAATCTGATATGATATTAGGCATGAATCCATGCGTATAATATTCATCGTTGTTTACGTATTTCTCAATAATTTCATGGACTGCTGTACCACGTTGAGATGCTCTATAGGAGATCTTATTTGCTTCTTCTTCACCAACACGCTTTTTCCAAGCAGCTATAGCATCTTTGCTTTTAGCTCCTAAGACTGTCGTTATAGACGGATACGCATCACCGAGTGGTGTATTGTATTTTCTGCCTGTGGGTTTAGTTTCGCAAATTAAATCTTTATAACCTAGATTGATTGATTTGTGTTCGAATTTCATATATAATATTTTTAGATTCCGATTCAGAAGGATATGGGTTACTAAATGTGTATGTAGTTATGCCGTCTGGCGTTGGTAAGTTACGTTCGGCCGAAGGCCTATTAGTTACTTCTACATTGGTTATACCTGGTGGTGTTGCATCGATTAGGATTTCCAACGTGCTTTTCTTACTGATAACACGTTGGATAAACGCATCCGTTGCTGCTACATCAAATTGATATTTTTTCATAATATTCTCTCTATAGACATAATTATAATAGCAATCAAACCAAAGCCAATTGCTAAATAATCTTTTTGTTTAGTACTTCTTCTTCTTCTACGACTCACGATTAACCTTGGTTCTACACCAACTAATACCACCTTTGTTAATATAAACAAAATACTTACTATTTGCCATTAGCAATTGCACGTCACACAAAATTGGTTTGTTTTTAGTTCCTAAATTTATTCTGTACATAATCTTATTTTATTTGTCTATAGGTATATTATAACACGAATTAAGGCAAAAGTACAATTTATTTTAAGTATTTTTGCTCACTAATTATAAAGTCTTTTACTAAACCAGATCTTACAATATCTTCAACACCGAAGTTAATAACCTCGAATTGATTAGGCATCATATCGATAATGTCTAAGAACTTCTTAAGGCCTTCTTTCTCTTTATCCCTATTAAAATCAGATTGATGATAATCACCAGAGAATACAATCTTACAGTGTTTACCTACCCTGGTTATAACTGAAGCTAATTCGTGGTAATTTAGGTTCTGCATTTCATCAACTACTATGATAGCATTATTATAAGTTATACCTCTAATGAATGAAGTTGATTCGAAATGTAAATAGTTATTAGCTATTAAACTATCCCATGCAGTACTGCATCCAAATAATTCGTTGTATATCGATCGGTAAGGTGCTGTATAAGCATCCTTTTTCTCCTGCTCATCTCCTGGTAAAAATCCAATGTCCCTAGTTGGTACAATAGATCTTACAATTATTAGATCATGATACGGCGTGGACTTATCTAATACAGCTTCCGTGGCTAATGATAATGCCAAGTATGTTTTTCCTGTACCAGCAAATCCTGATAGGATTAGATTCTTTTTATCAAATCCTTCGATTGCACTTCTTTGATTTCCATTTCTGGGCTGTAGATTAGAAAGATCCTCTAATCTTATCTTCTTCTGTCTTCTATTCAATTTACCATCCATCCATTGTATTTGGTTTAGTAGTACCGGCAGCTTTCTTAATTTCCTTCATCCGGTCCTTAAATTCATTATCTGTTTTTGAGTATAAGTCTCCTACACCACGTACTATTAGGGGTGCACTGAGAATTACTTGTCTGCAATTATGTTCTTCACAATAAGCCTTTGTATCTTTCCAGCTCATCAGTTCGTTCCATTGTTCACCCGTCTCGTTATGACGGAAATCATATAGTGGCATAATTACTCTTTTTTGTTTGTATAGCCAAAGTATATTTTAGCTTTTTTTTCTTGAGATCTTAACTTCTCGACATAGTATAGTGATCCGCCTCCTAGCGCGGCTGTTAGTAATAAAGCAATTTCTTGTCCTGACATTAGTTTCCTTTTAGTTAAATATTCGTTTTCCCCACACGCCTTCAATCAATTTTAGTGTGAGCCCCTTTACTTTTAGTTTTTTATTCTTGGCTTCAACAAGAATGTGTGCTTCCTGAGGGTGTAACTTCTCGAGAATGTCTTTGAAAATTTCATCACGTCTCATTGAAGTCAAATAAGTTTCACTAGCTAATGGCACAAGAAATTTAGTCATTAGCTGTAAACTACTTTTATGTGATACTAATCCGGCTGGCTTGTAGTCTATTTTTTTAGATACGTACAATGTCAGATTAGGATCAAAATTGACCTTCATAAGATCTCTTAAAGCTATACAATCATTATCAACTAGTACTTTCATTTTGTCAACTCTTTTAGGTGCGTCTGCAACCTCAACGAGTATTTCATATATCTGTTTCAATTAAAACTCCTCAATAACTTCAAGTAACATTTTCATCTCATTTTCAACTAAGTAATTAAAAATAGATCCCCTCATAGGATATTTATAATTTTCTAATTGTCTAAGTGAATCTTCTTTGATTTCTTTTGGTGTATATGTCAGATCAATCATCTCTCTATTTCTACAATAGTTTCTATATGTATTATCATCCATACCTAAATTTGGCGTATCACGGTTTTCCCAAATAAGATCCATTTTCTTTTTAGTCATTGGCGATTGACGTATCTTATCAGTAAATGTGTTATCAGGTGATAGTACGTTAGGAACTCCATCAGATGAATCACCCTTTAAGATATGATCAAACAAGTATCGTTTAGGGGACGACTCTGATTTTACCATTTTTTGTTGCATTGGTGACCATTGAATTACTTGGCCAGCCATATGTAATTGAATAAAATCTTTATCAGCTGATACAATTGCAACCTTTGATCCCCATGGATCATCTAATTCTCTAAGAGTTAATGCTCCAATGATATCATCTGCTTCTGCATTTTCCACACTAATAACAGCATATGGAAAATTAATTTTAATATCATTAGTTACTATATCTAATAATCTATAAATCTCTGACCAATCATATTTGGATTTATCTCTATTAGTTTTGCGTGCAGCTTTATACTCAGGATACACGCTTTTCCTCCATGATAAATCATCACAGCAAATAATCATTTTGCCCCATTCATCCTCTTTGAACTTATTTCTGTATAACCTAATGTTATTCAATATAATATGTTTAACAAGGTTTTCAGTTAGAGCTTCACCTCTATTCAATTGTCCCATAATAGAACCAATTGCTATACCATTATAATCTACAAGTACCATAATTTATCCTTTCAAATTCTTTACCGAACCATAACCAATCTTGATTGCGATAATACCATTATAATTATTCTCATTTAAGAGAACATTCTCATCGAACTGTATCTTTGCTTCCATATAGTTCGTTTCACCACGAGTATTACATAACAAAATAATTTCACGTTTGAAATTTTCCTTACCTAATTTATCTATATCTTCTAAAAGGCGTTTACTTGAACCGTAATAGTCCTGCCAATCAGTTTCTACTATTCGAATACGTTTATTCTTTCTACCTTTTAAAGGTTTGAGCTTACGTTTTGCTTTGAAGTATTTTCTACCAACGTAGTCATGCTGGTTAACCAAATTTGTAATTCTATAAACGAAGCCGTAATAATCACCAATATCAGCAGTAGTAAATGCTTTGTCTTCATATATCCAGGTCGCCTGATTCATTTGGGGTCTCGTGTAATGTATCGTAATAACTTAGACTACCGCCACAGAATGGACAGAATTCTATACTCTCTGGGTGAACATCTACATCAAATTCGTCTGTTTCAGGCCTGCTTATTTTAAAATGTTCATTACAATCAGCGCAGTGGTTTATCATATAGTCATCCCTTGAACTGAATAATAAGTTTCAAGATCATCACTTCCACCAATATGAGTATCCCCTAAGAATACTTGTGGATAGGTTGTGGCTTCTGGAGCATAACCTAACATATCATTAAGAGTCCAGCTAAATCCATCTACTAATCTCACTTCATACGTATCACCATTTTTATCCATTAAATCTTTTGCTTTATCACAGTGCGAACAATACTCAGTCGTCCATATAATATTTTTACTCATAAACTCATTCCTTTAAATGTGTCTTCTTCGACATCTTGTTTAACTCCACCCACTACATACGCGGAGATCTCAGTTTCTTGTGGTGCAACTTGTACATTACCACCACCAATCCACTTCTCAGTCCATGGTAATGGGTTAGCTTGTTGCACATGGTATGGGCATGTGTATCCTAATGTTTTAATTCTTTTACTGCCTATCCAACGTATATATTCTTTTAATAAATTTGAGTTTAATCCAATCATAGATCCATCATTGAACAGATAGTCACACCACTCTTCTTCTTGGTCAATTACATGTAAGAACATATCCATTACTTCATCTTCAGTCTCGTCTTTAATCTTAACAAAGTCTGAATCTTCTTTGGTTAGATTCTTAATGATACCAATAGTAGTAGCAAGATGAGTATTCTCATCACGTGCAATTAACTTAATAATCTTAGCATTACCTTCCATCATCTTAAGTTCTGCAAATGCCCATGAACAAGCAAATGAAGTATAGAAACGAATACCTTCCAACATAAAGATAGACATTAAACATAAGTATAATACTTTCTTATGTTCGTACGAACCATACTTGCCATCATAGTTAATAAGGTTATCGTAGTATGTGCTTATTGACGTGCCACACGTAACGATCTCATCAATTGTTAATAGTTCATCAAATACTACAGATGGATTTGGATATACATTCCTGATTAAGTGGGTATATGATCTCGAGTGTATCGTCTCGAAGAATGCCCAAGTCTCAATGAGAACCTCTAATTCAGGGA